GTCAAATGCCTGCACGGCACCCCGTGCGCGCAAGAACGCATCGATTGCGGCCGCATCAAGGCTGGTGCGCCCCCGAAACTCCAACGACCAGACCTGGGGCTGGGTGTTGATGCCAAAGGCCAAACGCTGCTCATAGCCGTCGCCAAAGGCCACACGGCGCACGCTGGGCCGCATCGACAGGTTGGCTCCAACCGAAGGGATCCAGGTGAAGGTCGCCATTTACACCGCCCTCCGGCCATCGAGCAGGCCACCGGCGCGCTTTTGGGCAAGCAGTTCTTGCCGCACGGCGCTGGCAATCGCCCGGCCAAGATCGCGTCCGCCCGGGTCATCCCCGCGGCTTGACGTTCCTGCATCGGAGACGCTGACCGAGATGTTGAATATGTCCCCACCGGACGCGCCACCGCTCATCGTGACCGGAATGGATCGGCCGTCAGGCAGCGGCACATAGGCTTCTGGCCTGCTGCCCTCGCCAAAGAGGGCCAACTGTGGCGAGTTGGCAATGCCGCCCGAGGCGTAGCTGCGCAGCGCCATGGGGCCTGATCCGGTCATGACGCCCCCGTTGGCAAAGCCAAAGAGGCCCATCATGGCGTTGGCCAACGGAATGGTGATCGCCCGCTGAATCTGGATTCGAATGAGGTCGGAGATGATCGAGTTGGCCAGACTTTTAAAGTCCAGCTTTCCGGTCATCACAAACTGGGTGAGCGCATCGGTCATTCCGTTGAAGGCTCGGCTCGTGATCGACTCGATCTGCTTGCCCATGGCCTCGGCATCTTCGATAAAGCTTTTCAGCCCCTTTTGAAATCCAGCTGTGAAGGGCTCAGCAACCTCCTTGGCACGCTGCCCCAGTTCCTTGGCACCTGCAGCCGCAGTACGGGCCGCTTCGGCGATCTGGCGCATGGCTTCGGCAAAGCGCTCGTTACCAGGCGCAGCATCAGCCACCGCACGCGCCTCGGAGGCCAACAGCTCAAGTTGCCGAGCACTTTCTTCTCTGGCGGCGGCCAGACGCCGCAAGGACTCGAGTTCGCTGATCGCGCCCGACTCACGCAGCAGCCTGACCTGCTCCTCGCGGGTCTTGAATTCCGATTCGGCTCGCGAGGCCCGCTCCTGGATATCGCGCAACGCCTCAAAGGGACTGCGAATGGCGCGCTCCAGGGTGATCTGGGCTGCCTCACGCTCCATGCGCTGGCGCTTGGCAGCCAGGGTGGCTAGCCGCTCCTCAATCTGCCGACGCTGATCGGCGGTCTGGGCGACCGTCTCAAGGGCGGTGCGCAGCAGCGCCTCCTCCTGCTCGAAGAACGTGCGCGAACGCTCCAGGTAGTCCTGCTGCGCGTTGACCCGCAGATCGGTGGCCTCCCGAAAGCGCAGATAGCCCTGCTCCTGGTAGAGGTCAATGACACGCTGGCGGCTTCGCATGATGGCCGCCTCATCGTCAGCCAGTGCCTGAAGCGCCTTGGATCGCTGCTCAATGTCCGCGAGCGTGGTCTTGAACGTCTCGCCAGGTTCCCGGATATTGCGCTCAAGACCCGCCATCTGAACCTCTCGCTCGAGTCGGGCGCGCCGGGACATCACCTCTTCGAGTCGCGCTGTGAGTCTGGCTTTCTCCTGGGTGGTCTTGGCAACGGTGGCCAGACCCCGCTTCAAGATGGCCTCTTCCTCAGCCATGTTGGCGCGAAGCCGCTCGGTGAAGTCTTCCTGCGCTGCAATCCGGGCTGCACTTCCCTCCTGAAAAGTCAGAAACCCCTGGCCCTCATAGAGATCAATGATCCGCTGACGGTCTTTGAGGAGCGCGCTCTCGACATCGAGCGCATCCTGCAACCGTTTGACATCGCGCTCGATCCCGGCAAGTGCCTCTGCGCGGTTGGCGTCGCTTGCCGTGTTGTACTGCAAGGTGGGACGCTGCGGCTTGTCGCCCTGCGGGCTTACCCCTGCCTGCGCATTGCGGCGCATCTCCTCAAAGCGCTGGGTCACCGCATCAGCAAGCAGCGGCATGTTCCAGAGATCGACGTAGTTGCGGTTGGCCTCTTCGACGATTTGGTTGCGCTTATCGAGTGCCTCACGCAGTGCCTTGCGGTTGCTCTCCATCACTAGGCCTGGCAAGGCGCCACGGGCGATGAATCCACCGGCCAGCTCAATGTCAGCCCAAACCGCCTGAAAGCTGCCGACGATCGCCTTGATACCCTGGAAGATGGCCCGCAGGCTATCCACGAGCACCGCAATCGCATAGGCGGAAGTCTCTGCCCATTTGGCAAGAGTTCCATCGTCGCGCAGCCGGCTGATGCCAGCGACCGCGTTGTCGGTCCCGAGCAGAATCTTCTTGAGTTCCTCGGCCAGGACCGAAAACGCCGGAATGGCGCTTGTCACCAGGGTCTGGGAGACAAAGCTGCTCTCCGCCCGCATCCGCGCCATGGCCTTGGACGCCTTGTCGGCCTCCTCGATCTGCTGCGCGGTGAGCCTGATGTTGAGGTTTTGGTTTTCTGCGAGGTCCTTCAGAAAGGGCAGCATCGAGGCGCCAGACTTGCCAAAAAGGTCCATGGCAAGAGCCGTTTTGCCAGCACCGTCCTCGAACTGGGCAAGTTTCAAAGCCACATCGTTGAGCACCTCGGCCGGATCGCGCAGATTGCCGCCAGAATCCTTGGCCGTGACCCCAAGGAACTGCAAGGCCTTGCTGGCATCCGCCCCCTCGTCATCCACGCCGGCAAGGGCCTTGGAGAGCTTGGAGAGATTGGTGCCAATCGTCTCCATGGCGGTGCCGGAGATCGTCGCAACGGGGGCCAGACCCGATAAGGCCGTGGTGCTCGCTCCGGTCTGCTCGGACAACTGCTGTAAAGCTGCCGTTGCCTCAATCGTCCGGTCAATGAAGTCGCGCAAAGCGCCAACCGAGGCCGCACCGATCGCTACCGCGAAAGCGGTCTTGGCGACAGTTGCGACCTGCTGGAGCGAGGTCTTCATATCGTTGGCATGGCGATCCAGAAGGCGCGCGGTACGCCCCAGATCAGCCCGAAACTCAGACGTCTCGGCCGAGAGCTTGACAACAAGCGATCCGAGATCAGCCATGCTTTTTCACCTTGTGGGCAAACAGTGCCTTGAATCGGGCTACATTCAGGCGGGCATCGTCCCTAGGCTCGGTCCTCTCTGCGAAGGGCATGAAGTCTTCCGGCGAAAACGCGCGGGCGTGCTTAGCCCTGTTGGCGTTCGCAAAGGTTGAAGCAATCACACCGCTTCTGAGATCGGCACGCATGTCGCCAAATGGCTCGATTTGGTAGAAGGCCATCCACTCGGTGAGTTCGTCAGACCCGATGCGGGCGAGCAGCTCGCGCACCGGCATCCCCAGCGCAAGCGCAAGGCGAAAGACGAACCGTCGGGTGGGGTTGGCCTTTAGGCTTTTTTTGCAGCTGCCGCCTGCTCGGTACCGATGCCGTTCAGACGCTGGGCCACAGCAAACACACGATCGAGCGCCCGGGCGCTCTTGCGGCCCAGGGCAGCAATCTCGCCATCCTCAAAAAGACGTGCGCCGCTCTCATCACACAGAGTGAGCGCCACAAGCCGGGCTCGGACGTTTTCCATGCGACCGTCCCGCTCACCCTCGCGGGCGATGAGACTGGTCTCAAAGGCATCGCGATCGGTGCCACTCATCGTACGCACGTAAACATCGCCACCCCATTCGGGGACGTGAACGGTTTCGCGCGGCAGGTCGTCAGCAACCAGGATGGCGTCTTTGGAAAGAATATTCATGCGCTTCATGCCTCCGTAATGTCGCCATCGATTTCAATCGTGACACTGGCCTCTACCACCGCATCCACGCCGCCTTGGACGCTGAACTGCGTCACATAACCGTAGAAGGTCCAGGTCGCGGCCGGCGTGGTATCGGTGAAGGTAATCTTGAATTGCCGACGGGTGCGATTCGCACGGTCAGTGCGCAGCCCCTGATGGACGGTGTCATCAGGATTGAAGTGCAACGACAGCGAGAGCTGACCTTCATCGCGAAGACCAACCCGCTTTTCCTTGGCAGTCGAGGCCAGATTGGTGACGTCAATGACCGATGCCTGGCCGCCGGGTCCTTGGAAGGACACGACGTTGGGGATGGTCTCAAAGGTGGTGGTACCGAAACGGGCAATGGTGATGCCCTGCGCGGTGATCGCAGTACTAGGCATGAAAGGCCTCCAGGTGGGTTTTGAAAAAGGACCGCACGACCACCGTTACCGGTAGTAGGTGAAGTCCACAGAAATCCGGTAGATGCCGGCTTGAGGGTCGAAATCGGTCAGGCCCATGCGTACATCGGCCACGGTGTTGATATCAGCGAGCAAGGCCGAGAGCACCTGGTCTTGCAACTGTTCGCAGACTGCGAGCGTTCGGGCATAGGCGTCCACCTGTACCCGGGAACGCTTGAGCGGATTGGGGCCGTCAAGCGCGATGACCCGTTCCTCATCGATGGGCGTGTAAACCAGCGTCGGATACTGAGCGTCCTGGGGGGCTACGACTGCGTACACCTGACCGCTCGCCAACTGCTTGATGGCATCGTAAAAGTCCTGCATCGCTAGCGCCCGTTCAAGGCTTTGGCCTCGATCTCGATTCTTTGAGTCAGGCGCTCCTTGATGGCATCGACTGCCTCTCGTCTGCGGGACTCAAGCGCCGGTCGCAGGAAGGGGCGCGCTGCCATCTTGCGGGTGCCGAACTCCACAAAGCGCCAGTACCAGGCGTCCTGCGACAGGTTTCCGCGCTTGCCTTGGTTGCGGTATTTCTTGCCATGGCGTACCAGCACATAGAACGTCTGGCGGCCTCCGCCGGAAAGCTCACGGATGTGCTTCATGATCACCGAGCGTTTGAGCGTTCCGGGTGGCGGTTGCTTGGGGCCAAGTGACTGAGCGGCTTTGGGTGCCCGGGAGCGCGCCTCATCACGGATCACCTTTGCACCGGCGTAGACCGAGGCTCTTAGTCCCCGGTTGGCGATGCGTTGGGGGAGTTCCCGAAGCGCACGATCGAGTTGTGCCAGGCCCTCGATGCGTACGGTTTGAACCCTAGCCATCCCGAAGTCCTTCGCTTGCCAAGAGGATGATCGCGACATTGGCCTCGTCGTCATTGAGTGCTGCGTGAATGGAAAAAATCCGGCTCCGAAAGAGCACACGCATCCGCGCAACGGCCTGGGGATCATCGAGATCAGATCGGTAGCGAACCGTGATCTGATGCGTCACCTCCGCTGCAATCCGGTCTGCAATCCGAGCTTCCCGTCCAGAAAGGGGCTGGATGTCTGCCCAGACGGTTGCCACATCTGCCCAGACTTGGGTGGGAGCTCCAAGGGCATCTTTGACGGTTGTGGGCTGCTGAATGCGCACGCGGTGATTCAGCTGCCCGGCGCTAATGACACTCATACGAGGCTCACCTTGAAGCCGTCGAGAAGTCCATCAACAAAGGGCAAGGGATCAATGCGACCGCGTGAGAGCACGGACATTTCTTCCCGATGACCGTAGAGACTGCCGACCCGCAACTTGATCCAGCTTTTTAGCCCCTCGGGCACCGCACTGGCAGCGCCGTAGCCCGCATCAAAGGTGACTGAAACAGCCCCCATCTGAGGCAAGGTAGGCGGCCAAGTCTTTCCAAAGACTGGCGTGATGCGCGCCGGCTCGCAGGCCATATCGAGCACATAGTCACCGGCTGGCATCACCTGCGTGGCGCCATTCATGTCCATGTACTCGATGCTCACCACCGCCTGAACCGGGCATTTGGCGAGCAGGATCGCGTGACCCGGCAAGCTAAATGATGCACCCGTGGCAGAGTGCATCAGCGACGGCCCAGGAAAGGCATCGAGCACCAGCTTCCAGCGCGCAGTGATCAACTGCCTGCCGGTCTTTGTCTCGGCTGCCTGGCGGGCCGCGGTGATGAGCGAGCCGATCAGCAGATCATCGTCGCCACCATCCACCCGCAGGTGTTGCTTTGCCTCGGCAAGCGAGACGGGCTCCTGCGCGGGTGGGGTGACGAGTTGCAGCGGCATCAGACGATCTGCGCGACAGCAGCCTGGTTAGCCGTGCTTGCTGGCAGTTCGCGAGCATTGATGCCCAACACCTGCGCGGCGGTCTGGCTCGCAGCCACCCCAACCGTGACCGACAGGCGTACAAAGCCAAAGCCACTGACCGTATCAAGGTCCTCGGGCTTGACGTGGATGAGCGCCTGCTTGTTGTCACCGGTGGCCTTGACGATCTGGCTGATCGCTTTACCAGTGATGTCCTTAGCGCCGGTGCCCGAGGCATCTTGGGCCTGCTGGAGCTTGGCATCGACCGTAGCGCCTGTGCCGAGCACGCCGGTCTGGACAATGGCCAGAAGGCCGTGGTGGTTGGCCACTGAGATCCAGCCCGTAGTAACAGTTCCGGCCGCTTGGCTGGAGGGATCGAGCGTAGCCAGGATGGCGAGCAGTTCACTGCCCTTTGCGTTGGGAAACATATGCGTTCTCCTTGAAGAATTGAAACGAATTGACGGCTACCGATCAGCGGGCACCGAGTTGCACGAAGGGAGAAAGCGAAGCGCTTCCCTTGGCTGGCGAGATCGGTGCTGCCAGCTTGGACTGCCCGTCCATGCGGAAGGTGGTCCTAAAAGCCGTCAGATCCGCATCGAAATACAGGTGCATGGACGTTGCCGTTTGCATGCCGCCAGCCTTGGTGATCGTCTGGTAGTACGAAAGGTCTGCCAGCAGCACATCGCCTTGCCCCGAGAAGGTGTTGGCGTGTTGCGAGACAAAGACCGGGCGGCCCAGCAAAGAACCGTAGGGCGAGACCTGGATGCCACCGACATTGATGCCAACAGGCAGGTAAATGGGGTAGTTGCCCAAGGTGAGCGTGAAGAGCGCGGGCAAGACGTCGTTGTTGACGATCCAGACCGCCTTGGAAAACGACCCTGGGGGCAGGCGCGAGATCATCTTGGCCAGGTTTTGGGCAAGCAGCGTCTGAGCGGCCTGTCCGGTCTCCTTGGCAACTGTCACGGTGGATCCACCGCTCATGCAACCCATGGGCACGCCGGTGCCCGAGCCAAACAGGATCGACTCGTTGGTCTTCCAGCGGATCGAGGTGGCGATCTTGTCCGGCAAGTAGGTTGAAAGCGCGTTGGTATCGTCAAGCAATTCGTCTGTGACCGGCACCAAGGCCATCAGCTTTTTGAGGCGAAGGCTCGCCAGACCCAGCACCGGCTTGGTGCCTGCCGCAGGCGTTGCCTCGCCTTGCCAGTAGGCGCGAATGCCGTTGGTGCCCCAGGGCGTGGTCTCATCTTTGGGAAACGCCATGGTGTTACCCGTGATCTCGACGTTGTCGGTCATCGGCAAGAGGGAGTCCTCACCCAGAGAGAGCTGGAAGATTTCTTGGGCAAACTGCGGCGGCACCAGAAAGCCGCCGTCCTGGCCCGAGCCCTCGGCTCCGAAGTTGGCAGGAACCGCGGCACCCCGGTTAGCGCCGATCAGCAAGCGCTCATCGATGCCATTGCCAGGCTTTTGAGCATGGCAGACCGTTTTGAGGAACTCGCCCACGCTTTTGAATCCGTGGCGGGGGTCTGCCTCCCGGTTGTCCGTGACGGTCACGAACCCTCGCGCCGAATCGTCGGGCAGCATGGCCATTCGGGCCTCCTCGGCAATCAGCGCCGACTCACGGTCAATGGCCGCTGACGCCGCTTCGATTCGAAGCTTCAAGGCATCGAAGGCGTTCATCTCCTCCTCATTCATATCGCGCTGCTCGGCAGCTGCTGCATCGGTGAGCGCGCGGGCGTCTTTGATCAGGCCCGCTTTGCGAGCCTGCAGTTCACGAAGTTGTTTACTCATTTGGATCTCCAGAAAAAAACAAAGCCGCCCAACACCCACGGGTGTGGCGGCAAAAATGAATCGATAGGAGTGACCCTAGGGGCTACTCATTTGAAGCAATCATGCGCGGAGGTCCGCAGTTACGCTCGATCGCACCACGCATATCAGCCGTGATCATGGTCGTTTATCCCAGCAGCACGAGAGCCGCACGCGCGCGATCGATCTGAGAAGTACGCGATCTCAAACCGGGCGGGCTCTGCCTGTCGCGCTTTTGCATTCGACTGAGCACGTCCTCAAGCGTGGCAACGCCATCCACCATGTTTTGCTCAAGAGCGACTTGCGCGCCTACAACCCGGCCTTGACCCATCCCATCTCGGACCTGCGCGATCGGAATCCCCCGGCCGCGCGAGACGGCTTTGGCAAAGGCAGCGTAGTACTCGTCCACCCGGGACTGCATGAAAGATTGCGCCTCTGAGTCGAGCGGGCTGTAGGGGTTGCCCTCGACCTTGAACTTGCCCGCCGAAATGAGCGTGGTGGTAACACCGGCCTCATCAAGTGCCCGGCTGAAGTCCTGGTGCGCTTGCCACACGCCAATCGACCCAACTTCACCCCCAGGGGTGACGTAGAACTCGCTGGCAGCGCAGCCAATCCAGTAGGCCGCAGAGGCGGCCAGGGAGTTGGCGATGGCCACCACAGGCTTTTGCGCCCGCGCCGCCATGATTTCGTCGGCCAGTTCGCAAACGCCATAGACACTGCCGCCAGGACTATCGATGTCGATCAGGATCTGGCTGACGCTCTTGTCGGCAACGAGTTCACGCAAGGCCGCAGAAAACTGCTGCGTGCTTGTCATCCCTGGGCCCGAAACGGCATCGACCATATTGCCGCGCTGGGTGATGACCCCGTAAAGAGGAAGAACGGCGATTCCACTTGGAGCAGGCGCAGCATTGGATGCGCGGCGGATCTCGCGGGCAACGCGGTCAATTTCGATTTGTTTGAGGGTATCGGGGTCGGCCGCATTGCCCACTGACCAGCGGGTGACAACGCTTGCAAGCGCATGAAGGCGCTCTGGCATCAGCGCCCAGGGGGTAGCCAGACATTCAGCGACCAGCAGGGATGGATTCATGAGTAGGTTCCTCGGTGGATCGGGGGATCAGATGCGCCGAAGGCGTCTGAGTCGGATTCGGACGTGTCATCTGGACGCTGGCCAGTCCGTTGGGTTTCTGGGTCGGCCTTGTCAGCGTGGTTTTCTTCGACCATGTTGAGCGGCCGAAGCGGCTCGTCCAAGCCGTCAATGGGGTTCAGGTTCTCGGCGATCCGCGCCTCGTTGCGCGTGAGCCAGCCGTTTTGAATTCCACTTTGGTAGTAGGCCGAGCGGCTGGCTGCATCACCGCGCATGAGGTTGGCAAAGTCAAACTCAATCTCCAGCGGATCGTTATCGAGCAGAAGTTCCGCTTCGATCGATGCCTCCCAGCGTTCGGCCCAGGGCGTCATGGTGTGCATCACGAACTCGAGCGACTGCTGCTCGATGTTCGAAAACGTGGCGCGGTCCAGGTCTGCAATCATGTGGGGCGGCACCCGAAATAGCCGAGCGATATCGGTGATCTGGAACTTTCTAAGCTCCAGAAACTGGGCGTCCTTGTTGGTCACGCCCACCTCATGGAACTTCATCCCGTTTTCCAGGACCAGCACCTTGCCGCGGTTGGCACCTGACTGGGCCGCTTGGTAGGACTCGCGAAAGACCTTTTTAGCCTCGGGATCTTTGAAGGAGCCCGGAAACTCAATCCAGCCGCCCGATGGCTTGGCATCATTGGCAAAAAATCGAGCG